CTTGTCGACGAGCAGCTCCTCGCTTCCACGGGTTGCATTACCAAGGAAGGAGCGTCGAGCAGTGGCCCGTTCGGCCCGCTGAGTTTCACCTCGCACACGTTCAGCAAGGTGGACCAGCGCTGGACGGCTACTTTTGACAACTTCGAGAAGATGCTGGCCCACTTGGATCTCCGGCGACTTCCAGGTGAACCACCATCTCGCGACCAGATCTCCGGCATGCGGTTTGCCTTGCGGCACACCCCCGCTTTCGACAAGGCGTTTTGTGACTTGTTGGACGCGATGGGCTGGTTCGCCGCCGCGCCTGCCAACGTCGAGTGGGAGTAGGTGCAGACGCGCGACCAGGTTAAGACCTCCTGGCCGCGGAAGCGAGGCACCAAAGCTAGTTAGCTAGCTTTGGTTTATGTACAGCGACTTCTTTTCGTTTTTGTACAGTTTTCGTTCGTACTTCAGCTATGCCTCCATCGAGGAGGAAGCGTCCATTGAGGAAGGCGACGGCACGCGCCGCCCCTCGACGTGCAGCTGCCGCTCCGAAGAAGAAACCACGAGCTCCCCCGCCGTCTCGTCCAGCCGCTGCGCCGCCCCCAACGCGCACGACTGGCATTGGAGGAACCTACGGGTCGATGGCGTTGATGGTCGATGCTTCTCGCGCCGTCCATGTACCGTCTCCGATTCCGTTGGGCCCTTATACGGTGGTTCGTGGCCGTTCGACGATTCAGGTGAGCTCCAACAGTACTGGACAGTATACCGTACTCTTGCTCGGTCCACACACAGTGGCGACACTCGGCTCTCGAGACTTGTCAATCACTCCTTGTGTTGGAGTCAGCGGAGTTGGTACGAATGTTCCAGGCACGACGGAGACCATCTACTCAGATTCGATCATTGCACCTTACGCAGCGAGTTTGAGTGGCAATCTTGCGAACGGTAACCTCCACGGAATGACGGCCGTGATAAATTGTCTTTCCACTGCAACCTCCGCGGAAGGACAAGTTTATCTCGGCTCCCTCAACCAGCGCATTAATCGCTCACGCTTTGCTGTGTGGAACGACGTCGCGCTGGCGCTCATCAACCGTCGAGAGGTTTCTCCGCATTCCGCTTACAACATCTTGGCCAGTCCGCTGAAGGTTAGCTGTTACCCAGTCGACATCATCGATTGGGCGGCTCAAACGCCGATTCTTCCCGCGACAGGATCGACAGG